TTAAAGAAGTTTTCATACAACTTGTATTCTTTACCTAACTCAGTTTTAGTAAAGTATTTCTTAAGGATTGTTGTTGCTGGTGATTCTTTGCCAGATAAGGTATCGGCTGTGATTTGTCTTACTAACAATTCAAAAAGGATTCCAGTATTTTTGTACTTCGAGTGTTTTATATTCACTTTAGCAATAATTTATCTATAAATATATATGAAATTGTTATTCTCGTATTTGAGATTCATCTAATAATGAAGAATCGTCTTTTTTAAACACGAGTTTTTTATCCATTGATTCAAGTAATGTTTTGTTTTGGATAGTTTCTAACGCTAATGGTGAACCACCTTTAAAGTTATTTCTTAGTGACTTATCTTCACCAGTATCATCACCTTTCTTCATACCCTTATTACCTAATCTATCAGTACCTAAATAATGATCTTGAGTACCAATATTAGATGCTTTTTCTTTAGGGCGACCTAAAGTAAGATCATCACCATATCCATCAGGTACTCCACTATTGTAACGACCTGAACCATATAATGCTGCTAGATCATGGGGTGTACCATATGATTTGCCTGATTCTAAAGGATCATTACCTTCATTCTCTATCTGTTTCATTCTAAAAATACGTTTTTGGTCCTCAGCAATCAAATCACGATATTCATCAAATTGATCTTGACTTAAATGGAATATATTATCATAAATCCAATCAGTAGGTAATACTTTAGTTTCAATAATACTACGAGCTAATTCTACTTTCTCTTTCATTAATGCTATTCTTTCTTGATCATAAATGATTGAAGGAGTAGTTAAATCTAATTCAAAGTTTGTTAAGCCTTCATTTCTATACCCTTGAGTATATAAGTGAACTAATGCTATCTTGTTTAACTCAGACAGTATAATACGTTGAATGCGATCAATTGTGCGAGCAAAGCGAATATCTTCAGCTGCTAATGTTGCCTTACCAGTTAAGTCTTTTTCATAACCCATAAATGCTTTAGGTACTTTTAAAGCAGCAAATAACTTATCTCTTAAGTACTGGACATCTTCAATACCATTATATTCCATTCCTTTAGTAGGTTCAATCTTAGTAGATGAGTCATTACCTCTAACTGGTATGTAAAAGTCTTCCAACATATTTTGTTGGTTATATTTTAAGTTATATTCACCTGTTTGAGGATCAACTAATGGAGTTTTTTTCATTGTGTTGATAGTCTTCTGCATGAAGTTTTCTACTTCATTCGGAGGAATAGAGCCAACATTAATATAAAAAATACGTTTTTCTGGAGCGCGACAAATACGATGAATTAACATTGCATCTTCCATCAAAATATATTGTTTAAACAACTTACGTGCTGGTTCTAGATAAGAACGACCATAAGGTAAATAGTTCACATCAGTAATTAATCTGAAGTGAGCCATTTCGTAGTTATCAAAATATACTTTATTGTCTTGTTTATTAGAAGAAAAATTACCTTGTCCTGTCACTCCATAGTAACCTGTTCCACCTGAGTACCCATCTGCACTAAATGCAAATCTTACTTCAGCTGGATTTTTAGGATCGTATCCTTCTTCACGAGCGATATGGTAAGCGGTATATGGTATAACATTGTATACACCAAATTTTTCTGCTATTTCTAATTTTAAAAAGAAGTCACCATACTTACACATTTGACGAATCCAAGACCATAAATTAAACTCAATGTTTAACACATCATAGAATAAGTTATATAATATTTTTTGTATATCTTCATCACTACTCTTAATTTGAAGTACCTCACCCATATCGTTCTTGAGAGTACATTCATCTGCGATTATATCCAAAGCAGACGCGATAATAGCGTCAGTATCCATCGCATCATAGTCAGAATAAATTTGAGTACGTAGATACTTCCAGTTAAGATTTAATTGAGCACCATAAAGTGATGTACTATTATTAGAGTAAATACGGTTATAGCGGTCTACTAAAGCATTAGTTTGAAATTCCCCGGTTGATTGGATACTATTAACATCCATTACTTTAAGTTCGTTACCTCCGGCGTTTCTGATAATAACATCAGTAGAGAATAACCGTCTTAGTCGTGTAAATACACTTGTATCTGCCATTTTATATTAAATTATGTATATAAATATTATAATAACCAGCTAATGTCTTCAGGTCCATGACCAAAATCCATATTATATGGGTTATTATTAAATGTTGTTCCGTAAATACCTTGTTGGTTTGTTTTAACTACAGTAATGTTATTAAGCATTGCTCGAGTTAAGTCCATTCCTTGTGTTTTAAATTTAAGAGCTGTGTCTCTTATGTACATTGCTGTTCCAAAACTCATAACTAAATCATCATTATATCCTGATTGTGCTTCTGGTCTGCCATTCCTCCAAATAAACACTTTCATTTCCTCTAACAATCGTTTAGATTGTATAATAACACTTTTATCTCCAATATACTCTCTGAATTTACTAATTACAAGTGGTCTTGTTTTTAAAGACATTGTAAATCCAGGTGTCATTTTTGATGGATCATCATACTTATCTAAATAAGAATCAGCGTTTGTTGCTTCACTTTTTGGGGAATGATATAAATTCCTATATCCTCTTTCTTGAACTGCCTCAATTGTTGACCATCCTATATTAGCATTTTCAACAACTAATAATGCTTCATTATATTCTGTAGCTATTGCTACTAGTAAATAACCAAATTCTCTAGGTGATAATTGTCCTTTATATTCACCTACTTGAGTATTTGTTTCAACATCTATAATATGAAACGCTGAGAAATCTTTTCCATCTCCTCTAGCTACGTCTGCTACAACTATATAACTGCGAGAATAATCTGCTGGTTCCCATATCCATAAGTTATGATCAACTCCGCGTCTCTCCAAGGGATCCTTAATATAAGTTTGAGCAATAAAATCTATATACTCAGGATAGAATACTACATCACCAGATGTACTAAAATCACAGTCACATTCCTGTGCTGCCATTCTAGGATCACCTAATAATTCATCTTGTCGCTTTCTCCAATTCTCATCTCGTTCAGGATGAACATACCATGGTAATTTAATAGGTAAAAATTGATTTTCACCTGCTTCTGCTTTAACCCATGTTTGGTGGAACCAGTTACCTGTACCATATGGAGTAGATAATACAATAGCACCTCCTCCAGTAGCTAAGGTTTGTTGAGCTGATGCCCAAATCTCACCAATACCATCAATGAATGCAGCCTCATCTATAATCAGCAAAGAAACAGCTTCAGATCGACCTGCATCACCAGCTGCTGATACTGCTTTAACTTGGGAGCCATTACTTAGTCGTAATGTTAGTTTATTATTTTCTTCCGCTGTTATTTTTAGCCAAGAAGGTAAGTTTTCAAACATGAATTTAACTTTTGTTACCATGTTTTTAGCTGTTTCCTGCTTAGTTGCGATACATAAGATATTTTTATCTTTATGAAACAACATTAACCATAAAGAATAACCTGCTACTAGAGTAGATATACCTAATTGTCTTGATTTAAGTATTATATCATATGGATTATCTTTCCATAAGTTAAGTACTTTATCTTGGAATGGGTATAAGTTAAATAATACTCTACCACGTTGTGGGTGTTGGATATAGCAGTATTTACGCATAAAGTGCGCCGGGTTTCTTGAACAGAGAACATACTCATCTCTAATTATTTGTTTTATATCAATATTATCACTCATAATAATTAAAGTTCCATTTTGATTTTTTGTATATTTTTTTTAAAGAATTACTAATCAGTGATGGAGATATATTTAATATTAAACTAGCTTCTGTACAACTGTTGTATATAATTCCTGTGTTACTGTCTATAATTCTTTTTAACATTTTATTTATATGTTGGTCAGAGTGTTTACTTTTTCCTTTTTGTTTTTGGCCAATATTTTTTCTCCAGGGTTGGGATTTAGCTATTTCGGATTGTTTCTTTTTTGTTTTATCAGAACGTTTTTTTCCTAAATTATGTTTATTTCCTTTTAAAGCTAAACTTATTTTTTGTTTAGTGACTTCAGATCTAGGTCCTATTCCATTATCATATAATTCACAGTTAAGACCTTCATTTATAGAATTATAATATATTTTCCAATATAATTCTTTTTCATTTAATTGTTCTAAACTACACTCTTCTATTATTTCAAATACATGATTTTCAGGACCATATTTTTTAAGTGAGTTATATATTTTAGGTTGTTGTTTACATTGAAAAGTTTTATATTCTTTAAAACGTCTTTTGATATCAATACTTTGCCCAATATAAATTTTATTAGTAGGGGATAATATTTTATAGATTCCAACCATTTATTATAAATATGCCCACCTCTTGCGAGATGGGCATGTATTGTCTTGACTCATAAATAACCATTATTTGTTAGCTTATTTAAGAGCTTCTGCTTTTTTTTCTAAAGCTTTTTTTAATGTTTGTATCTTTGGTGTTAAATCTTTCAATTTAGCTAAAAACTCAGCTTTTTCTTTACCTTCTGCTTTTTTATATTTTTCAGTAATTTCTTTAAATTCTTTTTTTGCTTTAGCTAATGCATCTGTTATAGTAGCTATACTAGCATTCTTTTTAAGATCAGATTTAGTAGGTTTTGCATCTTTTATTTTAGCGTCTTTTTTATCGTCTTCATCTTCTTTATCATAAGTATCTTCTACTTCTTCATCTTCATCTTTAGCTTCAGCTACTTTTTTATATTTTTGTTGGAATTGAGGAGATTTTTCAGTAGCTTCATCTGGGTCAATAGTTTGAGCTAGTCCCTTAGATGCATCAGCTTGGTTTTTTAAAGTATATAAACCGGCTTCGCCTAAAATTTCAACAATATTTTCTTCAATATACTTTTTTAATTCAGATAATTTCATTGTGTTTAGTTTTTGTGTATAAATATCAAAAACCTAGACAAGATTTAACTTGTTTAATTCTTTCTTCAGTAGTACCTGATATAAATGCTAAACTTTTAATTTTATTTAAATTTTCACTTATAGTACCTTTAATAGTTATATCAATTAACTTACGATAATCAGCATCAGTTGTT